GCAAGCCTGCGCCGTGAATCCATTAACCGTGATATCAAGTCGTTGGCGCGGAGAGACACCGCAGCACGTCCCTGGGCGGATGATTTGCACGGCCATCTTGTCGGCGTAGGATAGCAGCACACGCTCAGCTACCATCTTCGTCTTGTTGTATTCGGTCAGCGGCACGAGGGGCGTGTCCTCACTGACTTGCGGCGCATCCGACACGCCGTAGACCGAACCGCTCGATGCGTAGATGAATTGCTTAACCCCGGCGCGAACAGCGCGATCAGCTATATGCGCCATAGCGAGCGCGTTAATCTCCCATGTCATTTTTGGGTCAAGGTCGCCAGCCGGGTCGTTGGCGACATTCGCAAGGTGGATAATCGCATCCGCTGCGCCGATGGGAACCGACTGATCGCGGATATCGCACTGAATGATTTTCAGGCGCGGATGCGGACGAAGATGGCTTCCGAACCACAGAATGTCCAACACCCTTACCACATGGCCGGCATTAAGGAGTTTCGGCACCAGCACGGAGCCTATGTAGCCGCAGCCACCGAGCACGATCAGGCGCATTTAAGCCTCTCGATCACTTTCCCGGTTGTGACGTGTGGATTTGGATTCGTGAAAGCAATCTTGATACCGTTAGAAGCGCAAAAATCCGTAATTTCCGCAGGCAGACCGCGCTGCTTCCAGTCGTCTCCCTTGCAGAAAATATCCGGTTTCAACTCTCTCAGCGCGTCAACACCATCCCGATAGAGCCTTGCCTCATCGACACAGCTTAAACCCTGCACAATTTCAAGCCTTTCTGCTTCCGGTACGATTGGCCTGCCTTCGCCCTTGCCAACGAATTTGTCTTTCGTCACGCTGACGATCAGATAGTCGCCCATCGCTTTCGCATTCTGCAAATAGCGCAAGTGCGCGACATGGAATAGATCGAAACAACCGGCGGCGAGGACTACGCGCATTGTTCAAGCCCGGGCATGTGTTTTCAGGAATTCAATGAGTTTGGGCTTAGTAACCGGCCACGGTGGCCAACGATTTGCGTTTTCAAGGCTCCGGCGGCGTTCCCGATCAACAGCAGATCGTCCATGTCGCCGATCTTCGCCATCGGTGCGGTCACGGCAAAGAACGCATCGCCCGCACCCATCGTATCCAATACGTGTTCCGACATGGACTTTACGTGCGTGAAAATTCCGTCCTGATAGCCGTATGCGCCGTTCCTGCCATGTGTCACGACGAATTTATTACAACGACCGTGCGACAATTTTTCCATCACGTTGCCGATGTAGCCGTGGCGGTCTGCGGCGGCAAGGCGCGCTTCGGGCTCGTCAATCACAATGTAATCAGCGCGCGGGTATTTGGTGATTAGGTTGAAGCCGATGTTGGATGAATTAGTCTGAGCCGACACCGCAACGAAGGGCATTTTACACAATTGCTCGATCAACTCGCCAGTTACGTAACCATGTCCGAAATCAGCGACAACAACCGCGTCGTAGCCATCGTCAAAATAGCCGTTTTCGTGGATGCCGTCATCATCGTAGTGAATCTCGAACAACTTCCGCATGAGCGCAGCATTGTCCGCTCGCTCAACCATCCTCACTTTTCTTATGGGACGGATATTTCTAAGAACATCCACTTTCGCGCAAAAGGACCGCAAGTGATTCGCCGCCGCGACTACGCCACCATCAAATACTTCCTGATCCCTATAGCTGACCGGAATCAGGTGTTCTTTCTGAGCTTTTCCGAGAGGGGTGACGTAATGATACTCATCGACGATATATTCGCCCACTAACAGCACCCGGTAATCGCTGACCGATTCGATCAGAGCCAGCGCGCTCTCAAGACTCATAAGTGGCCTGCCCGCATACTTTTACCACCTCATCAACGTCAATCGTGAAATCCGCGTTGATCTTTGCATCGCGTTTATTATTTACGGGAACCCCGTCGATGCGATGGAATTGCTGCCCTATGATTCTCGCCCATGAGCGTGAGCCGAATACTGCCGCGAAGATGGGAATCGTCAATTCCACGATCTTGCAGTTTATGGGCGCTAGCATGGTAATAGGCGATGAGGCCCCTGCGGTCATAACGATCAACTCGGATTGCGACACCAGATCAAGTTGCTCATCCAGAGTCATATCCTCCATGTAAACTGTTTCAACTTCGAATTTTGCCAACGCCTCGATCAATTCGGCTTCGTTCAAGATACGCCGCCATTTAGCCCTGGCACGAGAAACGAAGAACCGCGTCCGTTTTGCTGTAGGTAACAACCTGCTTTTCAACATCAGGTAGCGGAATGAGTAGACGGCTTCCGGCGAAAAATGCGACTTCATTTCTAAGTCGCGGTATTGCACCACCGAGGGCACCCATAGACGCCTCACTTTCACCCAATCATGCCCATAGACGATATTCTTGAAGCCCATCGCGGCCAGCCACTCAATGAAGCGCGGTGGCGTTCCGGCTTTGACCAGCAAGGGCTTATCCAGCAATTCTGGACGGTTCCAGAGCAATGTCAGGCGATGCAGATAGGTAAATATCCAGTGGCCAAAGTTGGTCGTTCCCCAACACAAAACCGCTTCTTCCAACTCTCCGTCACGTGGAAGCGGTGATGGAAAATAGTTGCAACTATCAAGGTAGGGCGCAAGTTTAATTTTAATATGTTGTGGATAGCACCCCGTGGAAAGACCGTCTACAGCGATCCCATCTTCAAGGAATAATAAGCCGTCTCCGATAACCTGAGCGTTCTCTATATAACATATGAACGATTGCGCCCGGTAAGCCAAACTAAGGTGAAATTCAGGCGGTTCCCGCTCCAGAAGCGCCAACGGTTCGGCTTCCTGTATGGCAAAGTAAGGCCAACCCTTTACCGCGCAGTGTTCCTTTAGATTCAGGAAGCGAGTATTTCTCAAGTCCATGCACTTGCCAGCAGTTCTTCACGACTGCCGTTTTCGTATATTGGTCGGTCACGCAGCGTTCGTCTGAATACGCGGGTTTTCTTCCCGTAATCGCTCAAGGCTTCGATGATCGCCGCGCCGAATCCACCGTAGCCGTATTGTTCTTCGAATGAATGAACGTAATCGTATTGCTCCAGTTCAATCGCCAGCAGGGGGGAGATAGGTTTCTGCCGGTAAACGTCAATGACGTTGTAGCCGCGTTTCTTCAGCCAGTGAACGAGATAGCCGCAGGCGAGATAGGGGTGCTGATCGTTTGGGCGCTCCAGGATGGTATATCCGTCAGTGACTTTAGGATTCTCGTATAGCTCCGCAAGTTCACCGCGTTCCAGCCTGACGATCTGCATGTGGTCGCTATCCACACTTTTACGTGCCATCGCTGCGGCCTGATTCGCTGTCGAGCATGTATAGAGTTCCGCGTTCACCAGCGTCCTGTAGCAGGCGATGTCCTCAGTCGCGTAGTGCGTCGGGCCAGAACCCACGTAGGACAGCCCCGCACCGACAGACACCACGGTAATCGGGACGCCGTGGAACGCCGCGAGCTTCAACTGCTCGAAGCAGCGGAGGAAGAATGGCGACATGGCGTAGATGTAGGGCTTCTTGCCGGCAAGCGCCATGCCGACAGCCACGTTCACCATGTTTTGCTCACTGATGCCGCAATGGACGAACTGCGATGGACATTCCTCGCGGTATCGGTCGAGCGCTGGAGCGCCCAAGTCCGCCGACAGGAACATGATCTTAGAGTCACGCAGAGCGGCGCGGTGAATCTCGGCTATGAAGGCGTCACGCTGCTGCATCGGGGCGCGTCCAGTAGTGCGACTGATATTTCCCTTCCCAAGCCGGAACGCCTTTACCCTTCACGGTTTGTCTGACTTCGACGTTGGCGAAGCTATCTAGCATCCTCCACGGTATATCCAGACAGTCCTGCGGACGCCCAAGCGTGATGGCGTCGTTTTTGTTGACGATGACGCGGAGATTAGTGAGGTTGTAGTGGCGGGCGAACATCAGCGCCTCCCACGTTGAACCCTCGTATAATTCGCCCTCACTGATGATGCACACGAATTGCTGGTCGCGCTGAGCGTAGGCCATGCCGCAGGCGTAGCCCAAGCCGTTGCCGAGAGAGCCGCAGGAAACGTGTATCCCTGGTATGCCCTTGTGCGGGAACATAGTGAGCAACGCTCCGGGCTTCCTGAAGTCGTCGTAATCCTGCTGCGTGATCAATCCGCGCTCAAGCAGCAAAGGATATACCACCATTGCCGCGTGACCCTCGCTGATAATTAACCTGTGCGACGGGTCGAGTCCCGCAACGATCTCCACCAGCGACATGACGGAACCCGGATGCCCGTCATCGGCCTGCACCAGTAGGGCTATGCACTTACGCCGCAACTCGTCCGGGTTCAATGATTTTCCTTTTCAGTTTAATTAGAGCCTGCTCCATGATGGTATTCGCGGTGCCAAATTTGTGGTCAATCATCGAGAGATAATCTTCGTTCAACGCCACCGTCTCCCACGCCTTGTCGCGGAACGCCAGAACCTCAGCCGCGCTCATGTGTTTCGTCGGCAACGGCAGGCAGTCGTAGGAGTGGAACGAGTAGCCGCTGAAATCTAGTGGTAGTTCGATGCCTGCGGCGACGGCTCCCCGATATAGGGGTGTGCCGGGTAGGGCCATACAAGGGTAAAAGTTTGTATGTTCCGCCTTGAGTTCAAGCGCAAGATCAAGCGTCTCGCGCATAGCCGCCTCATCCTCGTCCGGTAGCCCGAATATGAAGTTGGCAAGGACATTGATGCCAGCGGCCTTGATCTCGCACACCACCTGTCTAACGTCCACGGTTTCATAAGAGCCTTTCGATATTTCGCGTCGTATGGATTGATTGGCGGATTCGATGCCGAGGCACAGCCAGTTGATGCCAGCAGCTTTGAAGTCTTGCAGGTATTCCGGGCGAACCGTGTCCACGCGGGCGTATGCCCACAGATTGAGATCGAGCGACCACGCGGAAATGCCTCGAACAATCGGCAGGTAATGCTGGCGGTTCAGGAAAAACATCTCGTCCGACAACCTGACATTCCTGACGCCGCGCTCCTGCAAGTCCTCCAGCGTGTGCAGCGTGTCCACAACGTCTAAATAGCGCATCCCTGAGGACTGTGAAGCATCCAGTTGATCCGCGCTCGTCCGGTTCACCATGTTTATCATGCAGAAATCACACTTGAACGCGCAACCAAGCGAGGTATAGATCGCTGCGAACGGGCTGCGCTTGGATTCATCGAAATTCGAGTGCCAGATGTGCGCCCGGTAGTGATCCAGCGTCGGCAACAAGTCCCAATCGTATTCCTTGAAGTTGGACAATTTCGACCAGATGACCCCAGGTTTCGCACCCTGCATGATCGCCCGTAGGGCTTCCAAGCCATCGCCCGGAAGAACATAATCAACGCAATCCAACGCCAGCGTTTCATCTGGTAGCGCAGAGGGATGCGAGCCGACGAAGGCAATCGGGATGCGTTCGACCAGATGAATGTAACGGGCAAGCCGAACCGCACCGGCCATGTTGGTCGTCCCGGAGTTCGGATTCTGACCGTAAACCACGAAAACGATGAGTTTCGGGCGGTCGTTCGCTATCCGCAGCCATGCCTGATGGTCTGTCAGTTTTTCTGCTAGCGGGTCGAGGATGCCAACCTCGTATTCTCCTTTCAGGGCGCTAGCCAACAAAACTGCCCACACAGGCGGTTCGATGGCCGCGTAGCGCGAGGCCAGAGCTTGATAGGTCTCGCGTGAGGAATCAGGCGAAACGAAAAGGATGTCCACTGCTATGCCACAGACTTAATTGGCGGCGGTCTGCGCCCCGTTGGCCTTTTTAGCTGCTATCTCCTGCTGGCCGTCAATTTTCTTCTCTTCAAGCTGTAATTCACGAGTCAGAGCGCGCTCTTTCAAATCCATTTCGCGGTCAAGCCTCTCCTGTGCAAGTCGCGCCTGCTCTTTTTCCACTTTTTCCTGCAATTGAAGCCGGGCAAATGCCTCTTTTTCTTCTGCGGCGATCTTCGCGCCCTCCATTGCACGGTCGGCCTTCAATTGCTGGTTCTCCTGCGCGAGCTTTTGTCCTTCCGCCTGCATCGTTTTCATCTGCTCCTGCATCTGCTCCATCTGCTTCTGATGCTGCGGCGAGAGTTGCGGACCTTCCTTCATCATCTTGATGATTTTTTCCTTGTTCGAGAGCGGCGAGGCTTCGATAACGGCAATCGGTGGCATCGGGAAGCCCGATTTCACCATCTCACCTAAAACCTGGAAATCCTCGACCTGTGTGGTCGCCGCGTCCGGCGCATCCGCGATGATAATGTCCATGTCGAGTGCGGCCAGCTCGTTTTCAGTGGAAACAATTTCCTTCATCATCGGGTCTTGCGCGATTTGCGCCTGTAGTTGCGCGAGAATCTGCGGTGGCGCGTTTTGTTCCTGCGCTTGGGCCAGCAGTTGTTCTCCTTTCGTGACCGGCTTGTTCAGCCCCACCCATTTTAGATTATTCTCGTCATCCGTTATCCGCACCCACTTCTCGGCTTTCCAGTATTGGCGGATGCGGTTCCATATCTTGCGATAGACGCGGATATCCAGGTGCCGAAGCTGGTCGAACATCGGCCCGAGTTCGGTCTGTGCCGACATTTCCCGTGTTCTCAGCGCCACGCCGGACATATCCCGCATTTCCTTGCCGGACGCCGCCGCGTTGTAGCCCACGGCGTCTATTTCCTGCTTGGCTTCGGCGAGCAGGTTGAACTGCGCCTGCGCCATGTCGCCGGTTTTCAGTATCTCGAATTCCATGCCGGGGGTGGTTTCTATATAGCCGTCTGGCTTGGCGAGTTCAGCGCGCGCTTTGTTCACGTCCTCGACCGCGCCGCGCTCTCCACGCACTTGTCTGACTGACATCAGATGCAGCGCCTTGGAGCGGCGCTTGTTGATCTCGTCCTGCACGTCGAGGTATTGCTTGACCGCGCCGTATCGGTTGCCAGAGCGTTCAACGAACAGGCTGGCAAACTCGTAGGGCCATTCAGTCTCGCCTTCCTCGTTGAGGTAGGGCGATATTTTGGGCTCTTCGCAGTATCCGCCGCGCGTGAAACAGGCGTATTTGATCTCTCCGTTTCTGCGGTAGTAGAGTTCGACGATTTTCACGCGCCTGCGCTTGTTGTCCATCCAGCGCGGCTGGTCGTCGTAGGTAGCGGAGCCGGTTTGCATGGACTCCAGAATATTTTTCGCGTCCGGATAGAGCGCCGCCGCCTCGTCGTAGTCCATCCACACGACTTGCCCCAGGTAGCGGGCGTCCGAGAAGTCCTTGCGTCTGGAGTGGGGGTCGTAGATCAGCCGGTCCCACATCAGGTGATTGATCGTGACGCGGTAATCGCCGTCCTTTGGTTTCACGATCACATCGACGCCCATGGTGCCCTCGATCAGGGCGTTTTCCCATGCGCTTGACCGGATTTGATGGTAGAAATTGTCCTGCAACACGAAGCGGATTGCCTCGGTTGAGGCGGTAGCCCCTTTTTCGTGCTTTGGCGTGCGGGGGAAGGTCTTGACGGTGGTGCGGTTGGCCTTCTCCATCCCCATCAGTCCGTCCATCTTGGGCTTGATGCGGTTGATTACGGTGGCGGCCTGTTTCTGCTTCGAGAGCTTTGAGCGCTCGTCCGCCGTCCACTGTTCCGAATCGTAATAACGGCGGCATTTCTCCGAGAGTTCGCGTGAGTCCCCGGTCGCATCGTCCGCTGAATTGACGTAATCAATGAGGGTGGAGAGTTCGTTGTCGGCGACTGTTGCGCCGGAAGCGCCGGGCGGGAGCGGCGTTGCCTGATTGTCCTTTTTCCGCGCCTTAGCCATCAGGCGGTTCTCCAGGTTTCTTCATCGCGTTCCTCGAACCGCAGCCAGCGCGATTCGACCGGCGTTGCTTTCTCAACTATCTTCATCCACGGTCGGCTCATGCAGGCGTAGCGCGTGTCATCGTAGGCGTGATCCTCGGTATCGGTATCCACGTCCTCGGTATCCGCCTCGTCCATCACTAAATCAGGCATCGTGCGCCAGAATCCATCGTGACAATTGCGCGTAGCATACAGCATCGGCCCCTCATCGTCGCCCGCGATGCGATTACGCACTTCGAGATATCCTGCATGCCGTGAATTATCCGCTCGGCGCAGCACCACCCCGTGCCGGTTCATGGTTTCCGCGTGCGACGGCCCCCCGTCCACCTTCCACATCGAGGGGTCGGCGCTAGCGTAAGCCAGGTGTCTATCCCCCACACAAGCCTTGATCGCCTTGGCGACTTCTTCAACTTCCATGCGAAGCCCTTCGTTGGCCTTGCCGTTCCAGCCGTAGACCTCCTTCCAGCGGATGATCGCCCCCCGCCGGTAAACCCGTCCATCGGGCAGCGTATCGCCGTTCGCCACCGTCCACAGCCCAAATGAAAACGGTCGGCTGGAGCCCCAATCGAGCGAACCAAAACACAGCCAGTCCTCGGGGGGGGTGAAAGGCTCGATGCAGTGAACATTGCGCCGCAGCTTCTCGAACGCCTGCCCGGCCACAATGTCCCAATCCCCGTCCAGCATCGCCCGCACCAGATCGTCGTTGCCCATGCCGCGCAACCGATCAGCGTATTCCGGGTCATCGCGTGATAAATGGGGGTTATCAGCCAACTTGGCCGGAATGAACTGGCGCAGCATCCCCCCCTCCTCCGCTGGAGCCCTCCAAATCTCCATCGCCGGCTTGGGACTGATGAAAGTCCGCTTCACCCACGCATGGCCCACCGACCCCGGATTCGCCCCCAACTCGATCCTCGGGATGCGCTTTTCATATTGCGGCGGCACAACCAGCCCCGCCCGGCGCACCTGCGCCCTCAAATACCGATACTGATAATCGGTATAGTGCGTGGCCTCGTCCGGAATCAAAACATGAATCTCGGCACCCTGATAATTCTCAACATCCCCCTCGGCCTCGCAATAACACAAGTGCAATATCGACCCGTTCCAGAACTCGTATTGATTGTGCTGCGAGACATACTTCACATGCCCAGAGGCAATGTGCTCGCGCAACAATATCGGCAACGACTTCGGCCCCTCCATGTGATTGCGCCGCAAATCAGCCAGCGTCCGCCGAAAAAGATAAACCTGAACCCCCCCTATCTCCAGACACCAGCGAATCGCCGAAGTCCGAAACAAAAACGACTTCCCCCCACCCTTCGCCCCCCCATACAAAACCTCCGTCGCCTCACTGTGAAACGCCAACACCTGCTTCGGCTCAAGA